ATCGGGAGGAATTCAAAAAACAAATCGTGCTGCAGTACACGTGGAACCGGACAGACAGTCTGAAGGAAATGACGGCCAAGGAGTATGAAGTTTGTTGTACTGCCTTGGAGAAGCTGAGCGGACAAGACGAATGGCGGCAGAAACTACGTGAGGAGCTGCGGCGGAAACGGAGTCTCTGTCTGAACCTGATGCAGAAACTGGGCATAGATACATCCGACTGGGCACGAATCAATGACTTCTGCAGTAATCCCCGAATATCCGGCAAGGCGTTCAGACAGATTACGGTGGACGAACTGGAGGAGCTGGCGGTAAAGCTTCGGTCCATACAACGGAAAGGCGGCTTGAAGCCCAAGAAAGAAAAGCAAACGATTAACCCCGTGAGCGTGGTATCACTCATTCAGATTGACCCTGATGCTCCGGCAAACTGATTGGATATGGAAAATAGAAACACAAAGATTTTAGAGAATCTGAAAAAGGAAATCAATCTGCTTGCCTCTGATATGGAGAAGCAAGATGCAGCCGAGTTTTATAGTGAACTGGCTGACTGGGCATACGCCAACGGAGAGGCTATGCTGATGGAAGACGAACCTGAAATGCAGGATTATGAAAACCAATAACCCCAAAAAACAAGAATCATGGAAGAAATGAAACAAACGACCGTGGTAATGACGGCAGAGGAGAAGGCGGAATTT